GTCTCCCTAACTTTTAGAAAGTCGTCTGACTGTGAAAGCGTTACTTCTATCATGTCATCTATTTTAATCATTATCTTTAATACCTATAGTAAGTTTGTCACGTATAGATTGCAATTGTTGTTTGTTGAGGACAGATAGAACATCTTTGGCTTTTTGAATAGAGTATCCATAATATTGACATACTATATCCAGATCGTCGTTGTTCTCTGGTTTTGCCCACTTTGCAAATCTCTTCTTTGGACGTATACTATTTAGTAAAAACTCATATTGTAGCTTGTTGTCAAGCAAATGATTACGATTCATTTCGTTTGCATACAGCAGTGTGTCTGTGAAATATGACAATGATCGATTGACCAAGAAAGGCACATAAAGTTTCTCAGTCAATTCGTCATTGCCGCTTTCTTTCATCAGATTCTTCTTATTGAAGTTGATGCTGTTTACAAAGTCAAATGGATTCATTACTTAGTTTGTTCATCTAACCATTCATCTTCACCATGATACACAGGTGCATCTTTTAATGCATCTTGCACAGCCCATAGTGTATAGTATAGTTTTTGTTTGCAAGCCCAACCATTGTATCCATCAATCATTGGATCGTGCATAACACCTTTCCATTGATCAACTTGGTCGTACATACCTGTAAGACCCACTTCTTCAATAAATGGCATAACTTCTCCTATTTGAATTGCGTCTCTGCCATCACCTGTGTTAAGAATGCGACAAGATTAATCTCTTGGTCTGCTACGAATGCCGACTTATACTGATAGTCTGCAATCAATAACACTAGTTGTGGTATAGAACTTGGTTGCATTTTTTCTGATGCAATGTCATAAAATTTCCTCATCAGTGCTGTTGGATCACTATCAACATTGATAGCTACCCACTTTCTAACACCAGTGAAGTTCTTTTCTTTCATTAGCTTAATCAGATCGCTAAATGAATCGTCACTTGTATTTGCAAAGATACCTGTATCAATTATTCCATTGACACTGTATCTCTGTAGTTCGTTAAGGACACGTCTCCAGTCTGGATAATGTCTTTGTACTACTTCTGCTACAACTTTATCTACGAACTGTACTTGTTCTTGTTGTAGTATTGTTTTTACTCTTTCAAAGAAAGCACCAGCTAACTTAGGTGCATCTTTCTTTTGATAGTTGAATTCAATTACACTACATCTTGATTGTAGAGGTGTAATGATTCTGTTCTTGAAGTTGCATGTAAGAATGAATCCACAATTTGCAGAATACTCTTCCATAAAGTTACGAAGAGCTGGCTGCGTTGATTGAGGATTTAGGTAGTCGGCCTCATCTAAGATAACATACTTACGACCACCAGCAAACGATACAGTTGTTGCAAACTGTGTAATATCGTTACGTAAGGTATCAATGTTACCATGCAATGAACCATTGATGACAATGTAATCGCAACCTAATTGTTCTAACATAGCCTTTGCTACAGTAGTTTTACCTACCCCAGCAGAACCAGATAAAAGTAGATTAGGTATATTCTCTTGATCAACAAACTTCTGAAACGTTTGTTTGAGATCGTTTGTTAGAATACATTGTTCAATAGTTTTAGGTCTATATTTTTCTACCCACAAAAATTCATTCATATTATTCAAAGAAAGTTGATGTAGACTCCGCAGCAATCCAATACTTGACCTTAGGTCCGTGTTGGTTTACAGAAGTGAACACTGGTGGTGTTCCTTGCGAAAGATCTACTTGATAATCATAATTCATAAGTTTAACATTCTCTACTTTGAACACAATGCTAAACTTTTTACCTGTACTGTTGCTATCAACAATTGTACTGAATGTATCAGCTGTTGGATTCTTTGAACTATATGCTTGTAGTTCAATTGACGAACCATCAGACGATAGTCTAATCTCAGGCAATTGTAATACAGCAGCAGACTTTAGAACCCCAATCAAGTCAGATGACTTAAGCGTCACAGAGAGCTCGATTGGATTTTGTTTTAGTTCTTTGTCTGGTGGTGTAACAATCATACTGCTGTCTGCAAAACCATAGTTAAGGCTTGACTTGCTATCTTTGATAGTAACAAACTTTTCTTGGAATTGTAGAGCAGGATCATTGAACAATGTCAATGCACCTAAGAATCTATTCAGATTGTGAATAGCGCCAGCTGAAGGAAATGTATCATCAACTGTAGCCTTTGCTAATATGTTTTTTTGTGGCGAGATTGTGGACACAATATTGCCAGGTTTGAACTCAATGCTTCCGTTTATAGTCGAGAAAGACTTCAACACATTGACTGTTGCTTCACTTAATTTCATAATAATAATTTACCTCTTACATATTTTTATTTTTGCCAACCTTTGAAGGGTCAGCAGTTGCTGGAGCACCAATAGACGCTAAGTCTTGTAGTGATCCACCGAACACGAATGACCCCATGTGTTGGAGTTGCATCCATGGACATAACCATATGCCTAAACCAGCCCTATTAGCCCACTGGCAGAACATATAGTCTTCAGACAAGTACCTGTTTGAGTACTCTTCTCTATCAATACCTTTTTTGCAATCCTTAATAAAATCAATCACCTCCTCAGGTTTAGCTTCTGGATTTTGCTCATAAAAGGCTGTTAGTTCAGGTACTACATTTGTGTACTTGTCGTCAATCAATGCATCAAAGAAAGCATGAATCTCTCTTGTTCCATCGAAATGTTTTGTTCTTACGTGATCTGGTTTGTATGACATTTGAGGATAAGCATCTTTGAATGTTTCAAGAGCTTTCTTTGTAAACATCATAAATCCTGTACCACCTTCCATTACCTGCTCAGGTTCAGAAAGACTCATTGTTGTCTTACCGCCTACAGGATTAAATACGTAGTCACCTACGAACTTAGATAGTACTTCTGGATCCTCATCAGCGACACCTTGATCAACTGCATGTTTAATCTTTTCCCAAGAAATACATTTTTTAGGATAAGGGCCACACATAATATCATATTTGTTTTCTGGATCTTCAGTATCCATTAATGCTAACATGGTGATAACGTCATTAGCAGTAAATGCAATATCACTATCGATAAACATCATATGAGTACTATCTGACCTTAGAAACTCATCACAACAATAGTTACGTGCACGAGTAATCAAACTCTCGTTGAATAGGTAATAGAACTTACATTCAATACCATAATGCATGCACAATGCAGATAAGTCGTTTGTTGACTTAGTAAACATACCTGCACATTGGCCACCATACATTGGTGTTGCAACGAATAGTTTACGTTTTCTAAGCTCTTCTAGTTGAATTTTAATTTCCATTTTAGTTCCCGTACTTCTTATCGTGTTCTTTACCTACACCATAATCACCATCATACATTGATAGCGTTTCTGCTTCAAACATTAAGAATTGTGCCACTCTTGTACCTTTCTGAATCTTAGCTGGGCCACCTTCGACGTGAAGTGCACCAGCCATTACTCCATGGTAGCCTGAATCGTATAGACCACTAGTAATGAAGAGACCGTTTCTATTAAGGGTCGATCTAGTGATCACCCATCCTGCATAACCTTCAGGGATTGTTACAATATTCTCCATGATGATTTCATATGTTCCTGGCTCTAAGTAAAAATATCCATCATGTGGCTCTACTTCCCAACATCCTCTATGCTTCTTTGTGTATTCAGATATCTCAAACTCTTTATCTTCTAGTTTGAATATCTTACCTACTCTCAAGTCGACAGCATTAGGTTGGCTGTCTCCTTCTTGTACGTTTGTCAGTAGTTCTTCCCCTACTGATAGGATATGTCTCATGCTCATTTGTTCTCCTGTGTAGCATACCATAACAAAATAATGTAGTGAATAGCTTTCAATAGATCTTTCTTATTGTAGCCTTCTTTTTTACCATATCTCATTAGATACTTGATTGCAGTATCTCTTGATGTGGTATCTAAACTACCTAGTGTCTGCCACACATCAATTGTTTGGATTTCTTCTTTTTTCTTTCCTGCTAGTTCACCAACATAGTGTCCAGCATAAGTTGTTTCAATGTATTCAGAAACTTCTTTTAAGATTTTGTCTTCATTAAATCTAAACTTACTCATAGTCTTTCTGTCCAATTATAACGCTCAACTAGTCTGTCAATATACTCAACGTTCTGTTGTGCAAGTTTGATTGCAGCATTATCCTCTGTAACAAAGTTAAAGTCCACATGCTTTTCAAATTTACCATCAATTAATCCTGTTGGTGAGTTATCAAAAGCAATACCATTTAATCCAGCCCAAATCCCAGCACTAGAATCCCAAGTGTCAATATCAAAATCACGAACGAGCGAAATCTCATTTGGACCGTCAACCATTCCAAGGAAATGAATTTTTTTGTTATTGTGCTTAGCCAATGCAAGCAAGTTTCGATCATAGAGTTCATTCATGAACCTCCATCTTGAAAAGAATCTTTGTAGATTATTACCTTTCTCACAGTTGTATGCATTTGGTACTGCAAGAATACTGATACCAATATAGTCAATAAGAGGACTTGATGCTGCCCATGCAAATGAAGTAATTAGATCTTCTAAGTCGCCAATATCGCTTTGAGGTACAAAGAAAGTTTTGAATCCTGCTTCTTTGAATACAG